AAAAAGAAGTTAGAGACAAAACGACCCCAAAACTGGAATAACTCCCGAGCAGGGTATTGGATGTAAATATGGCTGATAAAGATTCTGACGTAGTAGCAAGAGCGCAACGCAACTTTAAGGCTTGCCTGGATTGGGAGCAGGACACTAAGCAGCGTTTTCGTGAGGACATTCGCTTCTTATACGCTGATTCAGACAACCAAGATCAATGGGAGCCAGCGGTAAAAGCTCGTAGACGGTTGAATACTCAGCCGATGATTACGATCAATAAGACGCATACACACTGGCTGCACGTTGTCAATCAATTGAAGGCCAACAAGCCAAGCGTAACCATCCACCCGACAGGCAACGAGGCAACTTATGAAGCCGCTGAAGTCTTTGAGGGCATTGTTAGGCATATTGAATACATCTCAAACGCTAAAGTCGCTTACGACATTGCTGCTGAAACTCAGGTTGGCGGCGGTATTGGCTACTGGACTGTTTCGACCGCTTATGCCAATGACGAATCATTCGATCAGGAAATCTTTATTAAAGAAGTGCCTGACCCAATGAGCGTTTACCTTGACCCGCATATCAAGAAGCGTGATGGGTCTGATGCTAAGTTTGGCTTTATCTATGAGGATATGCCTCTGGAAGAATTCAAGCAACGCTTCCCCAATACGTTGATTCCTATGGTTAGCCCTCAAGGTAATCAATCTTGGGTGACTAAGGATGTTGTACGGCTCGCTACCTATTACGAGCTGGAGATGAAGAAAGAATGGCTCTATGCCCTGACTGATGCCGATGGAGGCACTAAGTTTGTCAAGCAGTCAGACATGAGCAAGGAAGAAGTCAAGATGCTCAATGAAGCTATCCGCATGGGTGCTGACATTGATCGCCGCCGTATTGACAAGCGTGTTATCTATAAATACCTGATTGGCGGCAATGAAGTGCTTGAGAAAGGTGTTTGGGCTGGCAAATATATTCCTATTGTGCGTGTCCCAGGCGAGGAAGTTGTCATTGAAGGCAAGTTAGACCGTAAGGGTCTTGTGCGCTACATGAAGGACGCTCAACGAGCCTACAACTACAATGCCTCTGCTGCTTTGGAATACGGTGCACTCCAATCTAAGTCACCTTACCTTGCCCCTGTGGAGGCTATTGAGGGCTTAGAAAACTATTGGGCAACGGCTAACACCGAGAATCACGCCTATCTGCCTTACAACCATGCGGATGAATCGGGCAATCCTGTGCCAGCGCCAGCTAGAGCGCCTGCTCCTATGTCGGCTCCTGTATATCAGGAAGGAATGATGACCGCCGCTCAAGAGTTAATGATGACTTCAGGGCAGTATGACCAGACTTTCGGCGCTCAAAGCCAAGAGTTGTCGGGCGTTGCTATTGGCAAGCGTGTGGCTCAAGGTGATCGAGTCACTTTCCACTTTCAAGATGCTCAGAATATGGCTATCCAGTTCACAGGCAAAATCTTGGTTGACTTGATTCCAAAAATTTACGACACCAAGCGCATTATTAACATCTTGGCTGAGGATGGAACTGAGCAAAAGATTCAGATTGACCCTGAGTTGAAGGTCGCCATGAAACAGAATGAGGATAAAGAAGAAGGCGTTGTTGAAACGATCTTTAATCCGAATGTTGGCACTTATGACGTGGTTGCCGAATCTGGCCCGAACTATGACACCCGCCGCCAAGAGGCTTTTGAGGCTATGACCCAATTGCTAGGCTCAAATCCTGAGCTAGCACAGGTTATCGGTGATATTTACATGGGAACTGCTGATTTCCCAAGCTCAGACAAGCTCCAAGAGCGTATGCGGAACTGGATTCCTGCTAACATCTTGGGAACTGGCCCGACTCCTGCCGAGCAACAAATGCAGCAACAATTGCAACAAGCTCAAGCGGTTATTCAGCAGCTTCAACAAGAGTTGCAAGATAAGAAGATCGGTCAGACGATGGAGAAACAACGCTTGGATATGGACGCATTGAACCACTTGGCTTTGCGTCTGGAAAACGAGCGAGAAGATTTGATTAACGCTTTCAAGGCAGAAACCGAGCGCCTGAAGTTGTTAATCAAAGATGTGTCGCCTCAACAGTTGACAGGTATTACTGACAAGATGGTGAGCGAGATTGAACAGTCTCGTAACCCTGGCAGAGATGTAAGCCCTGACTATGTTGACCCGTCACAAATGTTAGCAGCGGAAATCCCCACAATAACTCAATGAGGAAAAAATGAGCGAACTAATCGAAGCACAAACCCAAGAAGCAACGACTACCCCTGAAGTTGCTCCTGAAACAACCAAAGAAAACTCTTATCACGACCTGCCTGAATGGGCGCGCCGCCGTATGGGTGAATTGGCAGAGCAAAAGCGCACCGCAGCCGAAAAAGCCGCCGCCTTGGAAGCTCAACTAAACCAGTTCTCGCAAGCGCCAGCGACAGCAGCACCTCAAGAAGACGTGATGAAAATGGCTCAACAGATTGCCCGTCAAGAGCTTGAGCAACGCCAATTTGTCGAGAAAATGACCTCGATTGAGCAGACTGCCAAGAAAGAATTTGGAGAGGACTATGACCGTTCTATCTCTAATTTGAGTATGGCTGGTGTGCAATCTAATGATTTTCTGAGGGCTTTGGCTGAGATTCCTAATCCTGAAAAGGTTTTGGTTTATCTTGGAAAGTCTGAGAATGTCGGTGATGCTGTAAAGATTGCGAATATGTCGCCTTTGCAAATGGGTATTGAGCTGACAAAACTTTCTACCAAAGCCGCTAAAGAATTAAGCCCTACAAAATCACGAGCGCCTGCTCCTGTGGCTGATGTGGATGGTTCTTCTAGCAGCCGTTCTAGTGGCGGTGCAGAGCCTCCAATGAGCGATACAGTTGCTTGGATGGAATGGCGTAAAGCTAATGCTCGCAAAAAGCGTTGATTAAGTAAAAAATCAGGTATAGAATAAGCATTAGGTTTAAGCCACCGTAAAAAGCTGTTTCGGGCCGTGAAATGATTGACTCCTGAAGGCCGAGGGGTAAAAGTAGGTTTCTTTTATTCTTTATCTTTTATTTGAAAGGAGCAGAGTTCATGACCACGAATTCGCTTTTGACGATTAACCAGATCACCAATGAAGCGGTGCGTCTGTTTACTCAATCTAATGCTTTCCTCCGTACCGTTAGCCGCCAATATGATGACCAGTTCGCTCGCACTGGTGCAAAGATTGGTTCAGCTTTGCGGATTCGCCTCCCTAACGATTACACCGTTAGCACTGGCCCTGCCATTACTCCTCAAGGCACTAACGAACAAAACACTACGCTGACTGTGGCAACACAAGCCAACGTGCCTGTTTCGTTCGGCACTGCTGAGAAAACCTTGTCTTTGGACGACTTCAGCGAACGTATCTTGGCTCCTGCCGTGAACCGTTTGGCTGCTTATGTTGCCGCTGACTTGATGAATGTGGCTGGTCAATCCGCTAACATCGTTGCTAACCTGTCTGGTTCTACCCTGTCTAGCCCCAACGCTACGACTTGGCTGACCGCTGGCTCGGCTCTCGACCAAAACTTGGCTCCTCGCTCTGATCGCAAGATCATTCTTGACCCTGTTACTCAAGCTCGCACCGTGTCTTCACTGGCTGGCTTGTTTAACCCTCAAGTTCGCATCTCCGAGCAGTACGAAACTGGCATCATCTCCAAAGACACTTTGGGCTTTGACTGGATGTATGACCAAACCACCCAAGTTCACACTGTCGGCTCTTTCAGTGCTGGTACTGTGAATGGTTCGGGTCAAACTGGCTCTACCTTGACTGTTAACGCTATCACTGGTACTTTGAACCAAGGTGACGTTATTACGATTGCTGGCGTTTACGCTATCAACCGTTTGACAGGCGCTTCACAAGGCCAATTGCGTCAATTCGTTGTGACTGCTAACGTAGCCTCTGGCGCTACCAGCATCCCAATCTATCCCGCAATCGTTCCCGCTCCTGCTGCTTTCAACACTGTTACTGCTTCGCCTGCTAACAGTGCTGCTATCAGCTTGGTGATGCCTGCTTCTAGCCAGTATCGTCAAAATATCGCTTACTATCCTGAAGCGTTTACTTTGGCGACTGCTGACTTGGAAATGCCTACTGCTGGTGTGGTGCAAGCCGCTCGTGCCAACTTTGACGGTATCTCCTTGCGTATGATCGAGGCTTATGACGTTATGTCTGACTCCTTGATTACTCGTTTGGACATTTTGTACGGCTACGCTGCTATTCGTCCTGAATGGTCGGCTGTGGTTGCTGACATTGTCTAAACTGGAGACATATTACAGGGGCAAGCTCGTTGTCCCTGTATATACCTTCATTGAGTATCCTAAGTGGATTACTACGACCGATGGACAGTCGGTTGTAGTAAACACTAAGGAAGAAGAAATCGAGCTAACTAAGCCAAAGAGAGGCAGGCCAAAGAATGACTCAACCTCTGCCGACGACACCATCGGACATAATCAGCCTAGCACTGAAAACGGCTAACGTGATTGGCGTTGGTCAAACGCCTCTCGCACAGGACATTAACGACTGTTTTAACCAACTTAATATGATGATGGCGCAGTGGCAGCGCCGCCGTTATATGGTTTATGAGTTGGTTACGGTCTCCAAACAAGCTACTGGTCAACTGTCTTACACAATTGGCCCAGGTCAAGACTTCAACATTACTCGACCTGTTAAGCTGGAATTCGCTTACTTTCGGATGAACTCAGGCACTCCCTTGCCTGTGGACTATCCTTTGACTGTTTTGCGGGCGCAAGAAGATTACGACCGTATCTCAATCAAGAACTTAAACGCTTTTCCGCAATATATCTATTACGACACAGGCTTCCCTGTTGGCAATGTTTACGTTTGGCCTTTGCCAAGCAGCCAATATCAGATTTTCCTAAGCGTGATGGTGCAATTGCCTCAGTTCCAGCAAATCAACGACCAGATCGTTTTGCCTCCTGAATACTTGGATGCACTTCATTGGAACTTGGCTCGCCGGATTTGCGTGATGTATGGCTTGCCGATTACGCCTGAGTTGACAGGGTATGCAGAAGCCTCTATGCGGGCTATTGAGGAAGTTAACTCACAGATTCCTCTGTTGCACATGCCAACGGCTTTGCGGGGCAAATCAGGGGCTTACAACATCTATGGCGACTTTTATGTTGGGAGCGCAGGGTAATGGCTAAAGTAGCGTTAGCAACTGGCGCTTACCAGACAAAGAGCGTCATTGCTGGCGCTCAAAGGTGTATCAACCTGTTCTTGGAAAAGAATCCAGACGGTTCGGTATTCCCTTTTACGCATTACCCGACACCTGGACTAACTTTGCTTGGGTCTGTGTCAAATGTCCAATGGCGGGGCTTGTATCAGGCTTCCAATGGGCAGCTTT